GATGTATTTCCGATGTTGCCAGAAACGCTGACACTCAAGTTGCCGGAACTAAGATTGCCAGACAGACCAACGCTACCAGATACAGACGGTGTACCAAAAGCAGTCGTAAAGTCTGCTGAACCACCTGTTCCAACAGTGCCAGTCACAACTCGCAGTGCGCTGTTATTATTGTTCGATGTGTCTTTGGTGAATCCAGTTGGGGCGCTTGTCTGATTGAAAAGCATCTTTGTCCCACTTGGGAAGCTTTCCACCGTTGCAAATGAAAGCTGCCCAGAACCATCCGTCTTTATAAACTGGCCAGCACTGCCGTCAGATTGAGGGTAATTCAAGCCATCAATAACAACATCGCCTGTGCCGTTTGGCGTGATGCTGATGTTTCCGTTTGCTGCATCAGCGATAACAATAGAACCAGAATTCGTGCCACCATTAGTGTTAATGGTGAGGTCGCCTGTACCACTGGTGGTTATTGTGGCATTTGCATTATTGTCGCCAACGCGGACAGTATCGGCGTTCAATTGTACGTCACCAGTGCCATTTGGCGTTAAATCTATATTGCCATTGGTATCTGTGCTGGTAATTGCGTTGCCATTGATATTGATATTATCAATCTGCGCTTCAGTGACCGCACTGTTCGTGCCTAGCGTAACGCCGTCGATAGCACCGCCGTCGATGTTTACGCTGTCTGCTGCTTGTGTCGCTATAGAACCAACACCAATAGATGTTCTTGCTGTAGCGCCTGTTTCCAGAACAAAGTTAGATCCATCACCAACAATGAAGCCGCCGTCTGTAACTGCAAGACCGGCCACATCCTGTAACTGTGCGTCAAGTCTGGCGTTGGCTACTGTGCCACTAGCAAGGTTGCTTGCGTTGAGTGCGGTAAGTGCGCTGCCGTTAGCCGCCGGTAGCGTCGCTGGGAACCGCGCATCTGGAACTGTGCCGGAGCCAAGATTGCTGGCGTTAAGATTGGTGAGATTGCTTCCGTTGGCAGTGTCTATATTTCCACTGCTGTCAAGATAGACGGCTTTTTCAGCGGGTTGCGTTATAAAAACGTCTTTTGTGCCTGCGCCCCAGTCTACCTTGTTGCCACTGTTGCTAGACTCCAGAACAGTATCACGGGCGAGAGTTGTGCCAGAACTTGTAAACGTTCCCTTGCCAACCTCAAAGTCAGTGCCGTCAGTGATGCAATAGTAAGTTTCATCACCATTGCTCAGAACACTTGTAAAGGTTTGGAAACCAGTAACGGCACCAGCAAGTGTAATCGTGCCAGTGCCAGTTGTGGTCGTTGTTTCACGAACTCTGTCTTTCAGCACAAGGGCCATCGTACCCTCCTGCTATCTATGCAATACGAATGATAGCGTTAGAAGCGTTTGCTGTAGGAAACTGAATTGTAAATGTGCCAGCGGTAGACGATTTGTTGCCACCAAAATCCAGCGCAGCCACAGCCTTGTTAGAGTCAGTTGAGTTGTAAATCAACGCCCCACGAGCAGTGATAGTAGCTGTAGTAAAGCTAAGATCAGCAAAGTCAGTAAACGCTGTGGTGCCAGAACTAGTTGGGTCAACTCTAGTCAGGCTGCCGCCGCCAGTTGCGTATGTACCGCTAGAGGCAACTTCGCCTGTAGTGGTAAAAGCAGTAGTCGTTGCGCCAAGAGTTGCTGTGGTCGAAGACTTTCCGCCGCTGCCAATCGCATAAAGAGCCAGCTTAAAAGTATCTCCACCAGAATTTTTGAAATTATGCACACCTTCCAAGAGTTCTTTCTTAAAAGAAGTACACATAGCCTGTGTAATAGCCATTAAAGCCTCCTAACAAGGTCTGCGGTATCTTGATGCCCAGTCGTGGACAGCATTTGGCAAATTGTACCCCTCTCTTCTTTTCGTGTCAATTCGACGTAATGATAGATAACAGAGCGTATTTCTTCCTTAAAAGCTTCGGCTTGATCACGAATTGCGGGAGGGGCATCCTGAGAAACACGAACAATTTTGTCCAAAGCTAATTCTGTTATCTGCTCAGATGACAAACCTCCATTATCAGAGGTCATAACATTTACTTGCGTTACTTGAACGCCAGTCTCCACACTAATCATGATTTCTCCTTGTATGTCACGCCAGCAATGTCATGGCGGCCTATAAGAACTGGCTCTTGATCACCATCTTCAGGCTCTGGTGATGTCATATCATCCTGACGAGCAATCATCAGCTGACCATTAATAATTTTTTGCACGAGCGGGTTATCAAGCCTGTGATAGCCATAAAGTTTTTCATTATCAGGAACATTTGTATCCAAAAACCCTGACCTGTGAGCAACCTCTATAGCGATCCCCTTGCTGATTGCCATGGCGCACCAAAATTCACAGCAAGCTCTGCCAGCCTCTGCAAAATTAAGATTTTTTTGATAGCTAAAATCCACCCCGTAAAAGTGAATTTTTTTAACTTTCTTGTGGATGGCAAAGGCTATTGAGTAAGCTACCGTGTTGTTAAAATACGATATTTGAAGATCCTCGATAACCTCTGTCAAAGGATACTCAACGATTTCTGGCACCCTTTCATCCAAAGTGCATGAGTAAATTGGACCCTTATTCGGTGTTTCAAGAAGAAATTCTTTAGCAACCCCTGTCTGCGTACCTGCTTTTACATCATCCAGAAACCTAGACGCAGGATCCATCATAAATGTTCTGTCAACGTGAATGATGCCACCAATGCTGTTGATGCCCCACACTTCGTCAAACTGTTGTGAATTTATACGCGCAAGTATGTAGTCAGCATATGTGCCTCCAAGAGCCACAATAGCGACTGTTTTCCCCTCAAGGGGAGAATCTATATTTATCATTTTGCCCTTCTAATCTCTTACGTTCTCTGAACTCTTAAAAGACCATTGCGATATGCGTCTATGTTTTCCACACCTTCACCATAGTTTTTCAAACGCATAATCGACTCTTGGAATCTATCTTCATACATTTTGACGACATCCCCCTCGCCCTTCATGTATATGTACGCTTCCACCAAGCTACCATACAGAAGTGTGTTTGGAGCATTCGTTCCCAGCCAAGACGTACCACTATCATCAGTGGTTATTGATGCTGGGCGATAATAGTAATGAAGTTCAAATACATAATTCGCGTTTGGCGCGGGTGATAACAAAAAATTATTTACATCGAAATTAGCATAATATTTTGGCAACCCACTGCTTGCGGACGGTATATATGTTTGGAGAAAGTTTACATCTTTAAGCAAAAGAAACTGTTTGTTCCCTGAACTATCGTCATAAGAAAGAGAGAATGAAGACAAATAGTCAGATGGAACAGAAAGAAATTTATTGTCTGCCGTTGCGGAAGCAGTAACATTTTTTCTAAAAAAATCTAAATCAACAAACTTCAGTATTCTTTCTTCTGCCGTTCTAATGAACACAGGAAGGTTGTTAACAAAGGATGTTTCGCTATTTTCAGTAAAATCTTGAATGGCTTGCTTCAAAGTAGTGAAAGTAAAGCTCATGTCACATCCCCTGTTATAGTAACAGTACCCAGTTCTGCTTGCCCTTCTAATGTGCTTTGAGGCAAGAAATCAGCAGTTGGGAATCCTACAGGAGCGAATCCATATTGAATATCTCTTTGTTGCGCCAGATTTTGTTCTGGCCTTGGATCCCTTAGAGCCTCTGCATCAACAACACTAGGGACAGGCTCTAGCTGTGGGTGCTTCGACTCATACTCATCCCGCCCCACAAGAAGACCATTCCACTCCTTCCGCATATCTTTTAGCCGATAACGGAATCCAGAGCGGTCAGAAACACCATACGCATATTTGCCTGATGCAAATCTGCCCATCAGCTTATCCTGTAGTAACGCAGGCTAGGAGCCACATTAAATGAAGCTCTATCTCTGTCTTCTGCCTGTGCGCGATCAAATTCTTCATCATATATTGCTTTTAAAAGCTGAATCCTGTCTGGCGCTTTCTTGATTGCTAAGTAGTAAGCAAGTCCAGCAGCTAGACATGGATAAAACCTAAAAGGTATTTCCAATGTATTGAGGTAAGTATCAGCGTCCTGAATACGAGTCAAACAATCAAAAACCAGTACATCTGTACTATTTTCTGGCAGTGGCCAAACTTTAATTACAGGAGTTATCTGGCGATCAATAAAGAACTGAGTTGGACGACCAGTGGTCGTTTTGCTTGGAATACTAAGATAAGAATCTCGACTAATCCGCTCCATGGACAAATCATTGTTGTCACGACGTACAACCATAGACAACACATCTATAACGTCAGCACCAAGATCATAGTCCCCATCGGACGCTGTAACTGTTTGTGTGCGCTGTGCAATTGTCCACTGATTAAGGCCGCGATTAGCCCAATCAGCAAAAAGAAGGTTCAACGACCTTTTTGCCGTCTGAAGATCATAACCTGTGCGGACTTCTAGTCCACACCGTTCAAATGCTTCTTCGATGTAATCACTTACATCAAGCTCAAAGTCCGTTGAACCAGAAGTTGTCATTATTTCTTAGCCTTGCCGCCACCGCGCATGCGACGCGGCTTTTTAGCAGCGCCGCCGCCCATCATTCTTTTGGCTTTTTTAGCAGCGCCGCCGCCCATCATACCCATCGCTTTGCGAGGTGATACGTTTCCGGTTGCACCACCGCCACGCATACGACGTGGCTTCTTGGCGGCACCACCACCCATCATCCTTTTAGCCTTTTTGGCGGCACCGCCGCCCATCATCTTTTTAGCTTTTTTCGCCATTTTTCAACCTT